ATTCTATTCCTAGAGATTTATTAATAAACAATGGAGTTAGTTTTCCATTCTTTAGTTTACGTACTAATTTGTAAGCGATCATATTAATTTTCTCAATCTCATATACGCCAGGTAGCACCGATAGGCACCCTTTGCACGCTCCTTCCTTTTTCTCTCATACTCCAGCCCTAGTAGTCTTCTTTTCTCAGCAGCAGCGGCCTCCTTATCGTGTTTGTTCATCTCTCCTTCCGCAGTAAATAAATATTATTAATATGACAGCAGCAACTCCGGATAGAACTCCGCAGAAATACGCTAATAAAAATAGTTGCATGAAATCGCTCATTGTTTCTCTCCAGTAAACTCAGCCTCAGTCATCTGCCCCATTGCAATATTGCATTCGGGGCATGACAAGGTGAGGAATTCTTCAGACTTGATCTGTTCAAACGTAAGCTCAGATCTCGGAACTGTATGTGCCAGGTTAAAAGGCTCGTCAGCTTTCAATTTTTTACCGCAAAATTTACAAGGCGCTGAGAAATCCGACTCACCGCGAGCTCGCATCCATGTTCTGATATAGACGCTTCTTGAATACCCACCCTTCCGCGGCTTCCCTTCCGCGATTGCTCTCAGGTATCTTGCTCTGTTTTTACAAATACGCCCGCAATACAATTGAGTTATGTATTGATTGGGCGTATATTCTTCTTTACAAATTCGACAGACCTTTTTCACTAGAAAGGGATCCCGTCTTGTATTGGAGCAGAAGATTCAGGTTTTTCAGGGGACCTTTTGGGAAGCGCGTCCAATTTATCCAAATGGATTTTCGTTGTGTTGGCCTTATCGGCCTTCACAGTTTCCGGGTCGAGTGGCATATACTTTTTAACGACGTTCTTATCGTTATATCCATTTTGACCTGGTTCAATATCCACGAGGGCAAAGAATGGTTTGTAATGAAGCTGGGCGGTATCTTTAGGATCAAGAACGCCGCAGCATTTTGAAATAGTCCCGAGGATCTGACGCGCCAGGCTCTGGACATTTTCTTTTGGATGATACAGGTTGAGATTGTCCCATATCCAGGTTCCATTGTGCTGACCACCGTCGCAGATGGAGAGCTTCAATTTTAAATATCGATTCCCTGCTGCGGATATTTCCTCAGTGGAATCAACAATCTCACATTTATATTTACCTGGCGTTGCCAGGGTGTATTCTCGGGGCTCAGTCTCGGATAAATTTCCGGGCGCATAGTCCATTGGGTTAAAGTCTAAATCCATCATTCTCCTTTTCGTGATTTATCTATTTCTGATTTAAATATCTTCCAATCGAGAGGCAGCGGGGAAGGTATAGGGATTCTGGATTTCGCTACGAATCCAGCCTGGGGTATGGTATGCATAATCCTGTCGCCAGTTGAGATAGCCTTGTACACTTTCTGACCAAAGCGCTCCCCTTTTAGGTGAGTTTTCTGATCGAATTCACAGAAGGCAATAATTGTGGACCATTCTTTGAGGTTGTTACGAATCAGCCGATCTAATTTAAGATCATAGACCTCATACAGATCATGAATGGGCTCGTCCACTTTCACTATCTGGGTGTGGCAGATTATAATAATCTCCAGGCCCAACTGTCTGAGCGAGTCCAAGCCATTGACAAAGTCCTGGGCCAGGCTTGCAGACAGTTGATATCCTGCTCCCCATTTGAGCTCGTCGATGGTCTCCACATTTTTTTGCTTGCAGACTTCTTTATGGATGAGCTTTTGTACCCAGTCGAATGAGTCCACTATCACCGTTTTTACGCCCATTTTTTTATGGTTAGCATAAATAAGACGTAGTGACTCAATACAATCGTCAAAGACTATATCCTTGCCATACAGTGGAATTTTCTGGTTTGTATGGATCTCTGCACCATGTTCCAGGTCAAGCATAATAGGCGAATCACTCTGACAAGCCATGAATGTTTTACCCACCGCCTCTTTACCATAGATAATGGTAACTGGCGGCACTGTTTCGACTCCTTTAATTATTGAGTCCATTGTAATTTTACTCATTTTCTTCTCTCCTTCTTTTCATTCTAAAAGTACGGAATGTTTTCCCATTCCTGGAGGAATTCTTCCAGGTTGCGACCTCATATCCGCGTGAGTTTTCGAGGACCTCGGCATCGCCCATCGCGTTCTGGATCTTGGTCTTTGCCGAGTCCAGTTTACCCTGCACAGTCGCCATGTCTTCGCTGAGGTTATGAACATCAGTAACCATTGGGTCTTGCATAGGATTAAGTGTTGCGACCTCTCCGCGGTGTGCTTCCGGGAAGGCCATAGCAGTTTCGATTGTTGAACCTGGCATTGGTGGGATCCCAGTGAGAACGTGCTGCTGCCAAAATTTTCTTGCCTTTTCTTCAAGCTCTTTTATTCTTTCCAGGTTCCGATTACGCCGCACTGTAAAGATCCGCATTTCCTGGCCGAAAAAAAGAGCAGCAACATCGAAATAATCGAAGCCTGTGATAGCTATGTAGTGGAGAACCTGTAATTCATAATGAACAGGGATCTCATCGGTATACTCATCGCCCCATAAGTGAGCCGACCTCAGCCCGACTGTTTTAACCTCAAGCCCGGCGTTCTTCCCTTCGAGTTTCCGGTCAATATGTCCGCGCATGAAATTATACTTAGAATGCATGAGCGTCCGATTTACATTCCTGACTTTATTCCCGGTAACTTCTGAATATCTGTCAGCAATAAGATTCTCGAGAACCTTACCCCAATACACGGCCTCATTTTCGGAAAGATCTGCCGGATCTTTTTTCCCGATTTTCTCCAGGAAGACTTCGTACTTTTTTTTGTACGGATGCAAATTAAGAATTGCAGCTATGTCAGTTCCGCCAATATATTTTTGTCGGATCTCCGGATCGAATCTATTCTGGAATTTTTGAATGTCATCCAATGTCATTTTTCCCCCTTCCCAAAATTAAATTTTACCCAGCGAAAAAATGTTTTTCTTGCTTCCTTGTTTCGAGCATCTTTACTTTTTCGGATTGCCTGGAGCACTCGAAAATTTCCCAGTTCCATCTCGATTTGTTCAACCATTTCTCTCCTAGTGATGATTGTTTACTGAATTAATTGCGTCCCTGTAAACCCTTGCGGTTAACGGAAACTACAATATAGTGAACATATGTATACGTTTGTATACACCTTTTACTTATTCTCTTACAGGGCGATCTGAAGCTTTTCTGAGGCATTTTAATTTTCCAGCTTGTTTTTCAAAACAATCACTCCGCGCTCCCCCCAGCGCTTTTCTACCTGTAAAAAATGGACCCGCCCATCGTCTTTTATGAGTGCATCCATGACCGCTTTTGCCAAATTATCACAGTCCAATCTGTTCTGAGTATGAGGTTGACCAAGGTGCTCATCCCTCTTTTTTTGTGACCAGGATTTCGGCATTTTAATATAGAACCGCATGATCAATTCGTTGCTCGGCACAAAATTTTTCTCTTTACAGATTGCTCGAATTTCATCAGCCCAGGCACGCCACCTCAAAATGATGGGCCTTTTTTTCCAAACATCGCTACGGGTTTGTCTTGGCTTGCTCATCGGATCCATATCAATTTCGATCATTATAATCCTCCAGGAGCTCGTCAGAATTTTTCTCCCAGCCGAAACCAAAAACGTCCTCCGCCAGGAAACCGAACTTCAAATTTACAGTCGGAATTTTTGAACCTGGTGCAATTGGTTGCTGTTCGATTGTCCCGCCCTTGGCTACAAATTCCTGGACGGCGTTTTTTAATTTGGTGTGTTTCGGATCCTCGGAATTAACAAATTTCGGTTCCGTGTGGTAAGAAACTTTATATTGGATCTTGATAGGCTTGACCGACGCTTTCATCGGTGTTACTATTTCGAGTTTGCGACTTTTCTTCCGGCGCTCCCGTTGTTTCTTCCTGGTTTTAATTCGAGAGCAGGATTTAGAACACGCCGTTACATCGCCCCGTATAGGTTTGAATTCTTTTCCGCAAATTTCGCAATCCCTTTCAGGAATTTGGAATCGAAACTTTTGCGAATATTCTTTTGCTTGACTTCGCTTTACCGCCAGGTAGCAAGTGTCTGAGCAGAACCTGGATCGAATTCCGCTCAGTTCTTTTCCACAACGGCTACAGGTCTTTCCCTTTTTGCTCATCCATAAGCTCCATGTAGTGTTCAATATTATCCGGGTCGTAATCCGTTACTTTATCCTCCGGGTAAAATTTTTCGTAGTATGCTTCCTCGTCAGTCAACCAACTCGGCTCCATCGCCTCCCCCATTATTAAAGTTGAATGAATCCAAGTGTAAGTTTCGCTTGTTTAGTTCTCCCTGGAGGCTTTCCTCTGTATCCCGGGTAAGTTCGTGCAGCAGTCTGAACAATATTTTAAATTTCTTATCCTGTTCTTTAACCACTTCCTTTAGCCCGGCTATTTCTTCTGCCACAGACAATTTCTTTTTCCGCTCCGGTGATTCCCATACTGCGAAGTTATTTTCCCTCCGTGCGTTCCAGATCCCTCGGACCGTGCTTTGTGAGATCTCAAACCCAAGAGCCTCAGCAGCGATGTCTGCAATTTCCCGGAAGATCTTACGATCAAAAATTGGGAAGTTGTCTTGATCACCGAGATACAAGGTGAGCAACATATGTTGCTGTACGTTTAAACATATTTGTTTAGACATAGTCTCTCCTATACTAGGTTGTTACGTTTACGGCACTCCTCCCGCTCGTTGATCAATCGCTGGAGTGTCCTCGTTTCTGCTATCTCAGGCAGCAGAGTTTTTGCGATTGAGAAAAACTTTTGAAAATCATCGCGAAGATAACTTATCTCGCGGGTGTTCTTATCTAATGCCTCACGGTCCTTTTC